AGCCCATCTAATGAGAGAGAGTTCAGTTGTGAGTTGCTTTCAAATTCGTAACTTTGTGACCTCAAACAACACAGATACAACAGAAACAGCAACAACAACTTATGCAAGCCGCTCAATTGGCACCGGGAATGGCGCAAGCGGCTAAACAAGCAACGGACGCCGCCAATGATGGCAACCCTGCATTACAGAGTTGGCTAGGAATGGACGGGGTTTAAATGAAAACAATTAAAGATTATATGCAAGAGCGAGATATGCAAGCGCTTAACCACGTACTTAGCACAGAGCTAGGTAGGTGGTTTTTTTGTCGGTTAATGGATCGCTCAGGCATATTAAAGCAATCTTTCACTGGCAACAGTGAAACATATTTTAACGAAGGAAAACGCAAGGTGGGGCTGTTATTCCATGGGGACCTAAACAAATTAGGCGTCGATGGCGTTAAACAGTATCACCAAGCACAGCTCGAATATATCGGGCAACAAGAATATTTTAATAATTTAGTCGAAAAGGAGACACAAAATGGCTGAAGAAACTATGGGTGCTAACAATAACATGACTGGCAATGAACCGGGCGCGAATCCGGACCAAAATAATCCTACGCCACCTGCTGAACCACCTGCTAAACCAGATGGTGAAGGTAGTAATCCATCTGTACTAGGCGGTGATAATACGCCACCTACTGAACCAACGGTTTATGACTTCAAGGATGTATTTCCTGAAGGTACTGAACTTGATGAAACCGTATCCGCTGATTTTAGTAAGTTACTTAACCAAGTTGGTGCAACACAGGAACAGGCTGTTGAACTAGCCAAGTTTGGTAGTCAATACGCACAGAATATCTTGACTTCTTATCAAGAACAGCAAGAGCAAGCAATTGTTGAAAAACAACAAGCGGATTATGAAAACGCCAAAAAGGAATTAGGCGGTAAATTCGATGAAACTGTAGCTCTTGCAGGTAAAGGAATCGAAGCACTAACTAAAGCGGTACCGGAATTACGTCAATTACTTGTTGATAATCATATCGACAACAACATCAACATGATTAAGGTATTTGCGGCAGTCGGTGAAATGGTTCAGGAAGACCCGGGCGTGGGCAATTCTAAAGGCAACCATGAAATTACAACTGAACAACAATTGGCTGAATCTATTTATAGTGACATGAAGAAATAAGGAGAAAAATAAATGGCAATTGGAACATTAAATCCTACTTTGCTCGATGTAGCACAACGTGTAAAAGGTGATGGTCATCTCGACAAAATTGTTGAAATGATGAACCAAACCAATGAAGTTTTAACTGATATGACAATGCTTGAAGGTAACCTTGCAACTGGTAATATGACTACTATTCGTACTGGTTTACCAAAGTCAACTTGGCGTTTATTCAACAGCGGTGTAAATCAAGATAAATCCAAAACAGCACAAATTACAGATGCCTGCGGTATGCTTGAATCTTATGCAGTTGTTGACCGTAAATTGGTAGATATTTCTAACAATGCTGCTGAATTCCGTTTACAAGAAGATCGTGCATTCTTGGAATCTATGAACCAAGAAATGGCATCTACATTATTCTATGGTTCTAAATCTGAACCTGAAAAATTTATCGGATTGTCTCCACGTTACAATGATAAGACTGCTCGTTCTGCTGAAAACCTTATCGATGCAGGTGGTACCGGTAATCAATTGACTTCTATTTGGCTTTGCGTATGGGGCCCTAATACTATGTATGGGTTCTATCCTAAAGGTGGTAAAGCTGGCTTCACAATGGAAAATGATGGTGTAGTTGATGCACTTGATGGTGAAGGCAAGAAGTATAAAGCATATCAAACTCATTATTCTTGGGATTTGGGTTTAACAGTCCGTGACTGGCGTTATGCTGTTCGTATTGCGAACATTGATGTATCTAAACTTACAAAAGACGCATCTGCAGGCGCTGACCTTATCGATTTGATGATTGATGCAGAAGAAAAAATTCCTAACCTTGGTATGGGTCGTCCAGTTTGGTATATGAACAAAACTGTTCGTGGTTTCTTACGTAAACAACTTAACAAAGGTCACCAATATCAAACTGCAGCAGGTAAAGAACCGGGCAAAATCGTTGTTGATTTCAATGACGTTCCAGTACGTCGTACTGATGCATTAATTATTGGTGAACAACAAGTTAAATAATAGGAGGTAACCAAGTTATGATGATCGATAAAGAAAATGTATTTTTCTGGAAGAAGGCTATTACAGCTAACACAAACTCTGAAGTAGTAATGAATGGTGAAGGGGGCGACGCTGTTGTCGCTCCTTGGCTTGTTATTCGTATTGATGCAGACGTAACCGGTACAGGTTTATTCAATGTCTATACTTCCGATAAGGAAAATATGGCTGATGCTAAATTATTGACTGGTGTTACATTACCTGCTAATGCAAAAGCTGGCGAAGAACGTGTAATGCGTATTCCAGCTGGTGCGAAGAAGTTTATTCGCATCAATGCGAACAATATGACTGCGGGTACTATTACCGCATTCCTTACATTTGATACGAATATTGCTCGATAAGGTGGTGTAATTATGTTAGTAACAACTAAACAAAAAATGTATCTAACTATGCATGGCCTTGTTGATAAAGGCGAAACAATTGATGTTCCAGAAGATGTGATCAATGATTTCGGAAAAGATTGTTTTGAATTTGTAGGAAACGTAAAGCCTAAAGATAAGGAACCGGGCAATGAAACAGAACCGGGTGACAAAAATCCACCAGATGAAAATACTGAAGGTGACAATACAGGCAATGAAAACCCACCAGATGAAAATACTGGCAACGAAAAGCCTAAGAAAACAAACAAAAAGAAAACCGAAGTAACGGAAGAATAAGTGACAATATGAGGGGTGCTTATGCATCCCTCTATTACCATATAGGGGGAAATATGACACCTACTGATATTTGCAATCAAGCACTCGCATTAATTAATGCAGGACTGCTTTATTCATTTGAAGAAGAAACAGAGCAAGGGCGCCAATGTCGTATGCAATATGACCCAACTAGACAGTTGGTATTGCGACAATTCGAATGGAATTTTGCTCGCAAAAATGAAAGATTGGTATTGTCCGCTCATAAAATTAATGGGTGGAATTATGTATATGCGTATCCGGAACAATGCATTCGGATATTAGGTGTTATTCCACAAGGCGATCGCTTTCATGCTGAATCGCAACCGGAATATAACATATTTAATATTGGAAATAACAAAAAATGCATAGTGAGCGATGTGCCACTAGCATTCATTGATTATATATATGATGTTACAGATTTAGACGTTTGGGATTCGATATCCCTTTATATGTTGCAGTGTAAACTGGCTAGTGCATTAGCTATGCCACTCACTGGCGACAGAGGATTGTTTGACCAAGCGTACAAGTTGTATCAAGCTGCAGTTCAAGAAGCTAAAGGCATGAACGCCAAGGAACGCAAGCAAGATACAGTTTACATATCTAGCTATGTGAAAGCGAGGGATTGGTAATGGGTAATCCTATCTATATATCACAATTAGCATTTACAACTGGCGAGGTATCGCCGGATGTATCGAGTCGTTTTGATTTAGAGCAATACAAAAGTGCCTTATTAGAGGCGGAAAATGTGGTTATTCGTCCATATGGAGCCGTTGCCAAACGCCAAGGCAGTCAATATGTAGGGCAAGTTAAATATAGCGACAAGCCAACACGATTATTTGAATTTACTACAAATACTAACAATTCCTTCATGCTCGAGTTTGGCGACAAATATATTCGTGTGTGGAATTATGGTGTTTATACCGGTATTGAAGTTACGACTCCTTTCACTAGCGATATATTGTTTGATTTGAATTGTAGTCAATCTGGTGACGTTATGTTCATCTGTAGTGGGAAATATCCGATACAGACATTATCTCGGTATAGTGATACTGACTGGCGACTTGAAGCTTACAAATTAACGGAACAGCCGTATGACACAATCAATACAGATGTTAACTCTACTGTTACGGTTACTGGCGATACCATTCGTTCTAGTAAGGATCTATTCAATGCTGATATGGTTGGAATGGTAATGCAACTAGGCTATTTTGTTGCAGCCGTTCACACTAAAAATACTGGGACAGTAGTTGAAAAGAAAGAAAAACGTTCATTTATGGGCGGCTTTAATAAATGGAATGAGTACAACAACATTAATTACAATGTAGAATCCTACTCCACAGACCAAGACTTAGCTTGGAAGTTCACAACACACGGAACATGGACTGGTACCGTTAAACTTCAAATCACGACAAATAATGGGACGACTTGGAAAGATTACCGTACATACTCTTCTAACAATGACTATAACGTAACAGATGCTGGTAAGATTGAACCAAATGCAAAATTGCGCATTCAATCAGACATTAAAAGCGGTGAATGTAATGTTGACCTTTCAATTCTTCCATATACCACATGGGGCATTATTGAATTTAAAGAATTTGTAGATGCTAAAACCATGAAGATTAATATCTTGAATGGTATCGTTGAAAACGAAGCCACTTCTAAATGGAAGATGGGGAGTTGGAGCCGTAGTAATGGTTATCCTAAGTTATGCACGTTTTATCAAGATAGATTTGTAGTAGCCGCTACCAATAAGAACCCTAATTATATTTGGATGAGCCGGACTGGTGACTATCCAAACTTTGGGGTTGAAAAGGTAGAAGGGACTATCACAGATGATAGCTCAATTACGTTACCGGTGATTAATCGCAAAATGTATGAGATTCGTCATCTTGTACCTGCGAACGATCTAATCATTCTTACAAGCGGTAATGAATGGATTGTAAGCGGTGATAAGACAATTACTCCTACTAATTGCAATTTAAAAACGCAAACCCAACGAGGGGCCTTATCGTGTGAACCGCAATTCATTGGTAATCGCTGTGTGTTCGTACAAGAACGTGGTGGTACTGTTCGTGATATGGGTTATAGTTACGAGTCTGATAACTATACAGGGCAAGACCTTACGTTGTTTGTTAAGACACGTGTTAGAGGGTATTTGACTATCACCAGTGCATATGCGCAAGATCCAGATAGTATTATTTACTATATCCGAAATGATGGGGAGATTAATTGCTTAACCTATATACCAGAGCAAAAGGTGTACGGATGGTCACATTTCGTAACTAATGGTAAATATTTGTACTGTGAATCCGTGTCTGAGGGCGAACAGGATAGTTTGTATACGCTTGTTGAACGTACATTACAGGGCAAAAAGGTAAAATGTATCGAGCGTATGGTGCCGCTGTATTCCGATGATGTGAATGTATTCCTTGATTGTTATGTCGAATTTAAGTCGAGTAATGCAATTGATAGCATTAATATCCCTCATCTAAGTGGGCAAACCGTCCAAGTTGTAATTGATGGTAACCAACAACCAGATGTGGTTGTGCCAGATGATGGCTTATTACAATTAAACGTCAGTGGTAGCAATATCAAAATCGGATTACCATTTACCTCTAAAATTCGTGTTCCATCTGTAGAAATGCAAATGCAAGACGGCACCTTACAAGGTCGTGTTGCTACAGTATCACGAGTGGTATTACGAGTTTATAAATCGTTTGGCGGTAAAGTTGGACGTACATTTGACAGAATGGATGATATTACATTACCACCGAATGAACTATTTACTGGCGACAAGCCTGTAATCTTACCTAAAATGGGGACAAATTATTCAACAGATACATCGATATGTATTCAGCATAGTGATCCATTCCCATTTAATTTATTATCGATAACTCGCATAGTTGAAATTGGCGGAGGACTAAGAGATGTACTGGGACTTTAAAATTGATGAAATTGAGCCTACATGGAGAGATAAATTGATTCACGATTTAGAAGTCAACCTAAGGGCGATAGATGCCATAGAAGTCCAAGAGGTGAATCGTTTATACCCCTTTAAGGATTTCTGTTCCGAGATTTGTAAATCTGATTATGATAGCCATGTCGTTGTAGAAGACGATATGGCTATTTGCGTATACGGGATTTCAAAAGAACCAGTTAACGGAATGTATGGAATTTATTTTCTAGGTAATAAAGTATTAGAAAACGATATGCGATGGCAGATGCGTTTTATCAAGTTAAGCAATCAAGTTATCGCTGAATGGTTAGAAACTCGTGAATGGCTGTTTAATTATGTTCATACTACTAACATTAAAACAAAACGATGGCTCGAATCGATTGGGGCCGTTATCCATCCAACTGTTAAGGTTGGTGATTTAGAATTATTCACTCTCAAGAAGGAGGATTTCATATGTGCTTACCCGCAGCGGCAATCTTAACCGCAGTTAGTACAGGCGTCGGATTGATTGCTCAGAACCAACAAACAAAAGCGCAAGTTGCTATGTATAACGCACAGGCGCAAGCGGCAGAAGCTAATAAGCGAATATCTGACCGTAAGCAAGAGCAAATTGCCATGCAACAATTACAAGAGCGTGACAAAATGGATAATCGTATGCGTCTTGTAGCTGGCACAAATGCGGCCGAGGCTGGGGCAGGCGGATTGCAAATGGCAGGGTCTCCATT